TCGACAGCTTCTGGCTCGGGATGCAGGGGTCAGGCTTGGAGGGCGCGGCGATGGGCAAGGCGGTCATCGCGGGCGACCCCGAGGCGCAGAACGATCTGGTGAAGCTCGGCATTCCGGTGCCGTGGACGGTGGCGAACGATGGACCGCAGTTGCGGGAGGTCTTGGCGAAACTGGTCCGAGACCGTAGCTTCTATGCGGCAGAAGTTGAGCGAGTGCATCAGTACGTTCGGACCTACCACGACTACCCGGTAGTGGGGCAGAAGTACGCAGACATCTTGACCGAGGCAAAGCGCAATGGCCCTCCCTACCGTAAGTGATCTGAAGTCCTACCTTCGCATCGAGACCACCGCCGAGGACACGCTCTTGACGGCGCTCCTCGCTCGGGCAAAGGCGCAGATGGAAGTCTGGACCGACGTGCCGGTCACCGCTGTCAATACCACGGCGGTTGACCGAGCCGACACGATTGACCCCCAGCCCTGCCTGTCGCTCATCTTCCCGAAGCGTCCCATTGGCACCACGGCGACCATCGTGGATTCGGAAGGCACGACCGTCCCGGCGACCGACTACACGATCAACCAGTCCTCGGGCGTTATTTACGCCAACGCGGGGTACTCGTTCCCGTATGGCCCCTACACCATTACCACCTCCTGCGGATTGTCTCTGCGGGGCGATTACGCGCAAATAGAGCCGGTTCTGTCGCAATGCATCATCGACTTGGCGGCTGACCTCTATCAAAAGCGGACCCCGAACGCCTCGACCGAGACGGCGGCTGGTACCTCGATTAGCTGGGACGTGTCAAGAGACACGGCGGCTCGCGTCCTCAAGGTGTTGCGGACGTTCAAGCTCGCGGTGGCTGGCTGATGTATATCGCACCCGGCCTTCTGGATCGTCGGCTTCAGTTCTTCACGCGAGCGGAGGACGGGGCCGACGGCTTTGCCCGCCCGGTCTACACGCGGGTCGGGACGTACTGGGGCCGGATTGACGCGATGTCGGACCAGTTCACACCTGCCGGTTCACCGCAGGGGCATATTGACAGCCGCACCTCGCTAGTGGCGACGGTTGCCGATTACGTCGATGTGAATCCGTTCGGTATTGTCAAGGACGAGGATGAGACGCCGATCTACTTTGTGCGGGGCGTGATTGAGTTGCGGCAGTTGATGTGCAAGCAGTTGACGTTGGAGGAGGTGGACCCCACGACCTACGGCCTGTTCACAGGGTCGGACCCGGATAGCGTGGCGGACGGGGTGCATCTCATCAACCCAGCGGCGGATGCGTTTTCTTCAGGCTTTGACGAGGGCTACAGCTAATGGCGGAAACTCCGAAGGTACTCTCTGCGCTTCTCGCGCAACTGCCCGACAACACGACGGGCCTCATCTCGCCAGAGGACATCCGTGATGCGGTGGTCAGTCTGTTCCCGAGCCGTGGGCAAATCGACTTGACGGCAACAGCCCAGACCACGTTTGCCACGACCGACACCTACGTCAAGCTCGCTGGCACAACGGCGCTTGACACCTCGCTTGGGCAAGACGGCTTCTCGCAAGTTTCTAACAACGAAATGCGAGCGACAAAAGCGGTCAATCAGGTCTTGCTTGTTACGGCAAACGTTGAGCTAGTGTGCGCGTCAAACAACAAGACCTTCGGCATCACGATTGCCAAGAACGGCACGCCCCTTGCCAATGTTCACGTGTCTGCGATTCTTGCCGACTCTAACGAGGGCTATGGGTTTTCCGTCACGGGACTGATCCCGACGGTGCTGAACGACACCATCTCGGTCTACATCCGCAACGAGACCGACACGACGGCGGTCACGGCGGTGGCGTTGGCGCTCTCTGCGGTTGGGTTCATCCGCTGATGGACGCTCGCCTGATCTGCGGACAGGACGTGCGGCGGTCGGGCATCTGGCCTACCGACGAGGCGCGGATTGAGGCGTTCATCCAGCGGCACGGCGGGACGCTCGAAGCGGCTCCGGTTGGGGATGCGGCGGTCATGCTTCGCTGGACTTCGCTCGAAGGGCCGTGCAAGACGGCGACCGGCATCACGGCGCGTGAAGCGTTGCGGAAGCTACAGGCGGAGATGACATGAGCGTCAAAGTCACGGACCTCTCGCCGCAGTTCTTGAAGCAGTATCGGGACGCCTCGCGGATGGCGCTCGATGCGGCGGCGGCATTGTACGAGGGGAACGTGAAGAAGCGGTTCTTTCAGGGCTACTACACCAGCCAAGCCTTCCGATCTACGGCGCAGGTGGCCCAGCATATCAGCCGAGAGGCGCCCGTGTTTCGTGGCGGGGGCTGGTTTAGCATCGTCGGTATCCCCGACGGCGAGCTTGCCAAGCCACGCGGCAAGAAAGCCAAGCCGCCCAAGAAGCCCACGACGGTCGGCAAGATCGCGCTGGCATGGGAGATTGGGCATCACAACATCTTCACGCGACGTTGGGAGCGGGTGCCAATCTTCAAGCCGGTGGCGATTGACTCCGCGAAGGCGATGATTGACACCTACAACCGCGTCCTGAACCGCTACATGGAGCGCGGGAGAGCCGTCCGATGAGTCTACCGACCTACGTTGTACCGGGCAGTCTGCCCCTGCCGTCCACGGCCTCCACGGTCCAGATCTACGCGACCCTGCGCCAGTCCTTGCTCGAGTACGTCAGCCCGAGCGGGAGTCGGCTTGAGGACATCATCGGCACCCGCGCTTACGTTCGGGCGGCTCCCGCCTCGCCGCTGTTCCCGTACCTGACCCTCCGCTTGGACCGCACCAGCCTTCCGGCCTACAACGGCTACCGCGAGACCGCCATCCTCGAAGTACAGGGGATTGGCAAGCCCGAGTCGCAGTTGGCTATGGTTGAGTCCGCTATTGACATCGTGGATCAGTTCTTGACGGGGTTCAACGATGCGCGGTCTGGGCTGATGGTTGGGCGATCGCGGACGCGGCAGACGGTCCCGATGCTCACCGACCCGGCAGACTCCTCGGTCGTGGCGGTCATCGCCAATTACGAAATGTTTCTCTGGCCCCGTGTGTTGACCGAGCGGGCTGATTAGATTCCCACCACCACCCTCCGTAGGATAGACCTATGACTGCTCCGCTGACTGGCTACACCTCTGCTCTCCCGAGCGACATCCTCCTTGACTCTGGCGTCTTGTACGTCAGTTCGACCGTGTTTGGCGCCTTCGCTGGCGGCATCAAGTTTGACCCCGGCGTGACGTACCGAGCCGCTGACTTTGACGGCAAGCGGTCGCCTGTCAAGGGCCTCGACCGCGTGACGATGCGGATGCCGAAAATCTCTGGCACCGTGATTCAGCTTTCGACCACTAACGTCGGGCAGGTCGAGCCGGGTGCGGCTACTGCCGTGACGGGCGCGTGGACGGCCTCGACCTCCTACGCTCCCAAGTCGGCGGGCCAGTTGCTCGCCTCGGGCGACTACCTCTCCGATGTCCGTGCCATCTGGCAACGCGGCGGGGCCACGGCTTCGGCTGGGAGCTATGTGCAGGTTCGCTTCCCGTCGGCGCTCTGCACCAAGTACGACATCACCGGACAGGACGGGGCGGAGATTGCCATCGCTATAGAGATTGAGGCGCGGCTTGACCCTACCCTCTCGGGCTTCACGGCGATTGGCTCTGCGCCGTTCCGCATTGAATACCTCACCTCTGTCTGATAAGGACTGATGATTAACCTCGACGAGTTGGTGAACCCGGCACGCCTACCGCGTGTGACGCTGTTCGGACGAGAGATTGTCGTGCGCCCCTTGACTGGGGCGTCGGCTCACAAGATCGCCGCGCTGTCCACGCAGGACGGCGCTGGCGATGTGATGCTGGGGGCGTTGCTAGAAGTCGTGCGGTCGAGTTGTCCTGACCTGACCGCCGATGAGGTGGACGCCTTGACCGTGGATCAGATTGCCGCGCTCATTCAGTTGAGCCGCAATCAGGTGTCCGAGGTCGAGGCGATGCTCGCGGAGCGGTCGGAAAAAAACTGACCGAGGCGGCGGGGCAGTCAACCGTCGCCGTGCCGTGGGACGCCGAGCAGTTTGTGCGGCGGGTGGTGGTGGAGGTGTCGCGGGACACGGGGCAACCCGTCCGCGTGGTAGCGGGGGAATCGTTTGCGATAACGCTTTGGATGTGGGCGGAGTTGCGAGCGATGGCGAAAGAAGCGACGGTCGAGCGGATGGGGGAGCGGACGGACTTGGCAGGGCAGGTTGCCATCGCGTTCCATCAGCCGCAAGACTTGCAGAAGATGGAGATGCGGTACCTGAAGGCGGCGGGGCAGTTGTCGCAGATGTTTGACCAGACGCGGGAGCGGCTGACGGCCCTGTCTCAACGGATGGCGCAAGCCGTCGTAAAGGAGTAAGCAATGCGGGTCTTTTCCGTTGAGATGCTGGTCAAAGAAGAAGGAGCCGCGACGGTACAGGCGGCTCTTGCTCGCCTGAAGAAAGAGACGCAGGCGGTTGCCAATGACATGAAGGTGACCGCGCAGGCCGTGACGAATACCGGCAACGCGATGCAAGGCGCGGCGGCAAAGACGCAAATCGCAGGGGACCGAGCGGCAAAGGCGGCGATTGGCTTCGCGGCGGTCGGCAACAGCTTGGCCCGCACCGGCTCCATCACGGCAGATATGGGGACGCGCATTGTTGAGGCCGGATCACAGATTTCGATGATGTTCGGCCCATCCGGTCTGGCAGTTGCGGCCTTGCTTGGATTCGCGAGTGCCGCGATTACGTCATTTGTCAGGGCTGGCAACGAAGCGAAGAAGATGGCGGAGGACACGCAGAAGGCGCTCCGCGAGATGGTGCTGGCTGGCGATGTGGCGCAGATCACCAAGCGGTTGCGGGATGTGCAAGACGGCTTGCTCGACCTGACTTCTGGTGAGTTTACTGGTGGCCTCGACGATTTGCGGAAGCAGTACGACCAGCTTCGCCAGTCCATTGCAAACACGACGGCGGCACAGGAAGGGCGACGGCTGACCGCGCAGGAGATGGCGGCGAACAAGCAACGCATCGCGGACCTGCGGGAGTTGGAGCGGCAGATCCGCTCGCTTGAGGCGACCGAGCGGTCGCTGTTGCGAGCGCGTGAGTTGGCGGGTCGCTTCGGCACGGAAGCTGGTGGTGCTGGTGCGGGGGCTGGTGCAGTAGCTCGGGGGCGCCAATTGGGTGCGCTTCCGGGTGCCGGTGCAGGAGTCACCGGAGCTGGTCGGGCGCCATTCGACTTGGGAGCGATTCAGGCCGCTATCCCGCAGGCGACTGGCATCATCCTGACCGATGCACAGAAGGCCGCAGTTGATCTTGCCAATGGCATTCAGCAGACCTTCCAGCAGAATGTTGGCGGGGCGCTCGTCGCTGGCATCTCAATGGGCATTGAGCAGGCCGTGGCCTCTGGCAGTATCGGTGAGGGCTTTCGGGCGCTTGGCTCGATGCTGTTGGCTGGGCTTGGCGATGCGATGATCCGCTTCGGTACGACCACAGCGGCGTTCGCGCAGTTTATGGCGACCATTATGGAGTCATTGTCCAATCTGATGCCGGGTGGTGCGTTGGCGGCATCCATCGCGATGATCGCCTTCGGGTCGGCCTTGAAGGGTGTGGCGCGTGGGATGTTCGGCGGGCAGGGCGGTGGCGCGGCAGTCAGCATCGGCTCGTTCGGTGGCGGCGGTGGCGGGTTTGGCGGTGGCATGGGCGGGGCGATGCCGACCACCCAGCTCATCTTCGGGCAGACCTCGGCTACCACGGCGGCTGGCATGACGCCTCGGCAGTCGATGAACGTGACGGTGATTGGCCCGAACGATCCCTCGGCCCAGCGAGCCATACAGGAACTGATGACGAAGGCGAATAGCCGTGGGAGGGTGGGCTGATGGCAACCATCACGTTTACAGACGGCACCGGTGCCGCGACGCTGGATAACAGCACGACGGGCATCAGCACAGGGGTCGGCTCGCGGTTCGCGGATTGGACCCCGTTCCAACGTCCAATCGGCCCTCGGGTTCCGGCGCTTGGCACGGGGCGTCCGTACCAGTTCCGCTTCCGCACCGACTACGGCGCCAGCTTTACGATGACGGATATCCCGAACACCAGCATGGCGACGATGCTCCGCTGTCAGGAATGGTTGCTTCGCGGCGAGGCCGTCACGGTCAACACCGGAGACGCGGCAAGCCGATCCTACGCGACCTGCTATCTCGCGCCTGACGGGGACGTGACCATCACGTTGCAGGACAAGAACCTGTTGCTCTACTCGATGTCGTTCACGCTGATCAACGGCGCGGCGTCTCCCTCCGCGATGCTCTGCCTCTACGACTGATGCCGACACAAGCCTACCGCCTTCGCATCCGTAACGCCGCTGATAACGCTGACACGCTGACCGTCACGTCTATCCGTGGCGGCACCAACCCGTACATCACGGGCATCCCGAACGGTGATGGGCAGGAAGTGGACCTGCTGACCGGCGCGGTGCGGACTGGCGCGTATGTGGTCGAGGTCATTGACGTAGTGACGGGAGCCGACAGCACCGGCACTCTGCGTCTGGTTACTAGCCAGATTTACGACGGCGTGGACGAGTTCTTGTTGCTCGAAAGTGGCGACAAGATCCTGCTTGAGAACGGCGACCCGATTGAGCTAGAGGCGAACAATGCCGAGTTCGGGCGTCCGCATCTGCTGTCGCGCAAGGCGTTCTTGGAGATGTCCTCGGACGGCGGCTCAAATTGGGCGGTGTGGCAGGCGGGCTACCTGACGAGTGTGCGGCAGGTCGATGCCATCCGGTACGCCTTTACCATCAGCAACACGCGGCGGGTCGAGCAGACCCAACGCATCTTCGCGTGGGATCGGACGGCAGAGCGGACGGCGTTCCCGAAGCGCGGGTGCTTGTTTGGCGGGCCGGTCATCGGCGGCTTCGGCGCGTCCGAGGGGTCCAACCTCACGCCAGACTCGGGCGGCTGGGAGTTCAGCATCCTCGACACGGCGACCAACTTCCTGTCGGGCGACGGCACGTACTCTGCGTTAGTCTCGCTAGACTTCGTGGCGGCGTACCTCCAGCCGAACTACGAGCGCAAGACCGTGCTAGCGCAGACGGACTTCGAGAAGCTGTATGCGAATATCGCGCCGTTCGTGTCCTACGATACGCCTGACGCGGTGCCGGTCGGGACGAACTGGGCGGGGCTGAACGATCGCTCGCCGGTCTATGCCTACCCCGGTGTGCGGGCGTTGCTTGAGGATAGTGCAGGCAATACGTGGGAAGGCACCATCCGTGGCCTGTTCACGCCGCAGAGCAACCTCAACTACTCGACGCAGTTCACGCAGGTGGGTGGCGAGAAGCGGTTGTTCGTTCAGCTTGACGGAAGCTCTGTGACCGCGCTTGGGGCGATCACGCCTGCAATGACGCCGGGAACGCTGGTGCGGGTGCGGGCGGTGAGCGCCCTGACCACCGAGCAGTCGCCGCTCTACTTCGACGAGCATCCAGTTGACGTGGCGACCAAGCTGTACCAGTTAATCGGGCTGACCGTCGATAGCGCGTCTGCCGATACGGTCAAGGACGGCATCGGCCCCGACACCTATCTGGCGTGCCGCATTACCGAGCCGCAAAACATGGCGGAGTTCTTGGAGTCCGCGCTGTTCGGGCCGTTTGGGTTTGCCGCTCGGGTCAATGCGTCTGGCGAGATTGAGTTCTTCCTGACGCGGGAGCTTGGCACGTCGGCCCCGACGCTGACCATTACCGACGATGACTTGGTTGGCGACAGCCCGCCGCCCATCTTCGACTTGGACGAGGCCACGGCGGTCACGGGCTACAGCATCAAGCAGAAGAAGTTCACGAAATGGGTGCAGAACCAGCAGACCACGGAACAGCCGCCAGCCGATATGCTGGTCGAGACCGAGGTGCCGTATGAGATTGTGACGGGCGACACCACCACGTTCTCTACGCGGATGGTGACGTATGACATCCCCGGCATGATCCACGAAGCCGACTCGTTTGTGCCAGAGCCGCAGTTGTTTGCGGTGGCGGTGGCGCGAGAGGGCTTTGATCGCTTCGGGCGCGGGGCGCCGTCGATGGAGGTCGAGGTCATCCGAGGCACGGCCCCTGCCGCCGCGCAGGTGGGCGAGTTGGTCTATCTCGACGCGGGCTTCTACCCGAACAAGAACTATCGGATCGGGGAGTCCTCGGTTGGCGCTCGCGTGGCCCAAGTGGTGCGGCGGGACGAGCGGCCCGAGTCGGTGGCGTTCAAGTTGGTGGATGCGGGGGTGTACGTTCAGCCCGCCCAGACCCCGACCATCACGGCCTCGGCTAGCACTCGAGACCCGCGCCGTGTGGCGCAGTTTACGATCACCAACGCCGCCGCGCTAAACACGAACGCAGACATCGCGGTCGCGGTGGAGTGGGCGACGGGCGCCTCGGCTCCTGCGGCTGGCGTCAATGGCGTGACGTATGCGCGGTATGAGCCGGGTCAGATCCCGACGGGTGCCGTACCGCTGACTGCGGTGGTGCCGGGTTCGACGGTCTACGTGCGGGCGCGGTCGGAACAGCCGGGCTTGTTCCCGAGCGCGTGGACGGGCTGGGAGACGGTCAGCCTAACGGCGTGGGCGGCTCCGACAGCGGTGACGGTCGGGAGCATTACGAACAAGTCGGCGGTGGTGTCGTGGAACGTGGGGGCCAACACGCAGGATACGGTAGAGGTCTACGTCTATCCCGGCACCGTGGCCCCGGCAAACTGGCAACAGTATCGCTGGGCGGTCTTGCCTGCGGGGACCACGACCACGACCCTGCTTGGCCTGACCGCTTCGACGAACTACGTGGTGGGCGTGGCGTTCTTCGATGCCATCTCGCAGGTGCGCGGGACGATGGCAACAGCGACCACATTCCAGACCACAAACTCGACGAGCGGGACTGCCGATCGCCCAGCGGGGTTCTCGATCATTGATGGCGTCAACGATGCCACCCTGCCACAAGGCGTGGCGTTGGGTCTGTGGGCATCCGCTGGTGCCGATTATATCGTTATCGAACGGGCTGGCAATGCGGTGTCTGGGGTCGTGGATTACCCCGGCACCTATGCTGAACTCGCGATCGTGCCAGCCAGCACCGAGGTCTACATCGACTCGCTTCCGCGAAATGGCACGAAGTATTGGTATCGCATCAAGGAACGCCGCGATGGGCAGGCTGATTCGGACTACATCCCGAAGCGGTTGTTTGTCAACGTAGGCAACACGGTGTATGCCGGACTGCAAGCCGTGGCAACTGGCATACCGACAGATGTCATTCGTCCAGCCGCGAGCGAGGCAGTCATCACGCCGACCTCGCTCTATGACGAGGCAGGGCCTTTTCTCAAGTTGTTGCTGGTGCGGCTCAATTACGTAGACCCGCAAAACCGGATCATATACTACGAGTATCGGAGTCGAGAGCGTATTAAGCAAACGTGGGGCGCGTGGACCGCGTGGTCGGGTGAGTCGTATAAGTGGAACACCACCACGTTCATGCAGGCCGATGCGACCATCGCCAACGACACCTACATCTATCAGGTTGAGTGGCGCATCTACGGCGCAGACAATGACGGCAACTTGTCATTCATTCGATCTGGCGTGACCGAGTGGCCCCAGAACTACGGCGTCAACAACGCCATCATTAAGATTCAAAAGCAGGGTTATAATAGCGGCACCGGCAAGTACGAGGTGTGGTGGCGGTTCTTCTTCCAGCGTGGCAATAACACGCTCGATGAGGACGGCGAGGATAACACCACGCAGACATTTACTACGCAGGTGATTGCGGCGTCTGTCAAGAACCAGAGCGGCACAACGGCGACCAACGTGGCAACCGCCGGGACCAAGACGGTAGATGGCTGGAAGGCCACGTGGGACAGCACGGCTATCGATCAATGGACGTATGAAATTAGCGTCGATACGGCGATGCCGTCGGCGTACTATCTGCAATATCAGGACACCGACTTTGTTGAGGAGCAGTTGGTCGCCCCAACCTTCGGACAGTCATTTGTCGGGCCGGGGTCAGGCGGGTCTGGCGCGACGGGACCGACTGGGCCGACTGGCCCTACGGGTCCGACTGGTGCGACCGGCCCAACCGGAGAGACTGGCCCAACTGGACCTACTGGAGTAACTGGCGTCACCGGGCCAACTGGACCGACAGGGGCAAGCGGCGCCACGGGTCCGCGTGGCTTGGATTGGCAGGGTTCGTGGAACAGCGGACAGACGTATCTCGTCGATGAGGCGGTGTCGTATCTCGGGTCGTCGTGGATTTGCATTCAGACGCACTCAAACCAAGCGCCAGCCGTGCCGTCAAGCTATTGGGACCTGCTTGCCGAGGTTGGCGCGACTGGTGCAACCGGGCTAATTGGAGCGACTGGTGCAACCGGTGAGACTGGTCCAACAGGCGAGACTGGACCATCAGGTCCGTCTGGGCCGAATGGGTTGACAGGGGCGACTGGACCGACTGGACCTGCCGGAACTACAGGCTTGCCGGGACCGGCTGGCCCAACTGGAGAAACAGGTCCAACGGGTCCGACAGGCGCACAGGGAAATATCGGAGAGACTGGTCCGACAGGTCCGACGGGTGTGACTGGGCCTACTGGTGCGACAGGTCCAACTGGTCCGACGGGTCCGACAGGGCCGGTCAACGCGACCATCTCGACCAATGCGCCCTCGGGAACTGGCACCACGGGGCAACTCTGGGCGCAGGTGGCGTAAGCGATGCCGATGTATTGGTGGGCGAACGCCTACAGCGTGTTGCTCAAAGAGGACGGCGACAAGCTGTTGCAAGAGGACGGGTCGTTCTTTATCACCGAGGGCAGTACCGTCGGGGCAAGCTGGCGGCTGACCAATGACCTGTCCGTTTGGGATGGGTCGTGGAAGAACGTTCTCAACTGCTGGATCTACGACGGCTCGGTATGGAAGGTTTGCTACATTGACAATGCGATGAGCTTGGACACCTTCGATATTCTTGATGCGGGTGGCGGCACGCTCGTCATATCGTGGACGTACACGGGAACCCGTCCGCAGGACTGGCGCATCTACTTGGATGCGTCATCAAACAGCGGGGCGACCTATACGAACGTGGCGGACTACGATGTGACGGTCAGCCCGCAGAACTACAGCGGCAGTAGCTCGGACTGGTATCGGTTGCGCTTGGTCTTTGCGACTGATACTGTCTATCAGGCGACCGGCTCGCCTAAAATCCTTCAGCCTCCATACCCGACATAATGCGCCTGCACCTGCTTGGTGTCCCTCACACCATCACGCACCCGCGCTTCTCGCATGACGCTTTCACGAACAAGGTCCGGTACTTCGGGCCGATGATGCGTGGCCTCGGCTACGAGGTCGTGCATTACGGCGTGGAAGGTTCGCAGAGTGGCGCGACGGAAGATGTCACGCTTATGACCGAGGACGAGTTCTACGATTTGCTAGGGCATCGGCTAGAGGACAAACAGCGGATGCACGTGGCGGATGCCCGCACGGATTCGGTGCTATATCGCACGTTCAATGCGCGACTGCGGGAACAACTTGCCAAGCACGTTTGCAAGGGCGATGTCGTGCTACACTCGCTTGGCACAGGCCATCAGGGGTCGATTGGCAGTCATGACGGTGTGGACTGCGAGTTAGGCATTGGCTATCCGCAGAGCTATCTGCCGTTCCGTATCTTTGAGACGGCGATGTGGATGCATTACCATCAGGCCAAGTTCGGACGTGGCGTGACGGCCTACGAGTGGGTAATCCCGCCCTACTTTGAGGCCGACGAGTGGCCCATCACCACAAAGCCTAGCACGCCGGCCTACTGCGCGTTTCTCGGACGTATCTCCGAGACGAAGGGCTGTCACCTCATCGTCGAGATTGCCAAGCGGATGCCCGAGATGCGCTTCGTCTTGTGCGGGCAGGGTGACCCGACGCCGTTCTTGGTAGCGCCAAACATCGAATACAAGGAACCGATTCACGGCGCGGAGCGAGCCGCCTATCTTGGCAACGCGGTGGCCTGTCTCTACCCGAGCCAGTATGCCGAGCCGGGTGGGGCGTCCGCGCTCGAGGCGATTCTCTGCGGGACTCCGGTGATCACGCCGAGCTATGGGTGCTTCCTTGAAACGGTCACGCACGGCGTGACGGGCTGGCATTGCCGAGTGCTGAATGACTGGGTTGAGGCTATCCGTCGTGCGCCGTTGATGAACCGCACGGCAATCGGCATCGAGGCGCGGCGACGGTTTAGTCTGCCCGCCGTGGCGCCGCTGTATGCGGACGCGATGGAAATGTTGCACGGCTTGGCGATGGGCCGCGATTGGTACACTTATCCCGCGAGAATCTGATGCGCCTGCACTTGCTTGGCATCCCGCACACGGTCACCACGAAGGACTTCGCGCATTGCGCGTTCACGCAGAAGGTCTACAAGTTCTCGCGCATGATGGTGCCGCTGGGCTATGAGGTGATTCACTACGGCGTTGAGGGGTCGGACTCTGGGGCCTCCGAGGACGTGGTAGTGATGGGGCAGGAGGAACACCAGCGCCTCCTCGGTCACCCCTACAACCACGACAAGACCGCCTTCTACGGCAATGACGCACAAGCCGACTCGGAGGTCTACCGCCAATGGAACCTCTATGCGCGGGACGAACTGAAGGCGCGGGTTGAGCCGGGCGACTGCATCCTGCTCCCCTTTGGTCATGCCCACGCGCCAGCCATCCGCGATCTGCCCAACCTCAAGGCAGGGGCGTCGGCGGTCGAGTCGGGCATCGGCTATTTCGACACGCTGTTGCCGTGGCGGATCTACGAGTCCGAGGCCGTCAGGCATGGGTGCATGGCGAAGGAGGGGCGGGCTGGGGTGCATAGCTCCTCGGCGCGTCTGGAGTTCGTGGTGCCGAACTCGTATGACGTAGACGAGTGGCCCGAGGGTCCGGGCGGAGAGGCGGTCGTGTTCTTGGGAAGGCTCACCGAAGGCAAGGGACTACCGCTGATTCTGGAACTGGCGCGGCTTCGGCCTGACGTGCCGTTCATCTTGGCTGGGCAAGGCGACCTTACCCAGTTCGGGGACATCCCGCCCAACGTGGAGTATGTCGGGCCGCTCAACGAGGAGCGGGCGGCGTACTTGGGGAACGCTCGGGCAATCATTGCCCCATCGCACTATATCGAACCGTTCTGCGGGACGGTCGTGGAAGCGGCCCTCTGTGGCACCCCGGCAATCACCTCGAGCTTCGGGGCGTTCACCGAGACGGTCGCGCAGGATCGCACAGGGTTCCGGTGCCAAACCACACGGCAGTACCTCGACGCGATCGACGCGGTAGCGAGCTTGAACCGCAAGGACGTTCGCGCCAGAGCCAGACGGCTGTACGGATTGCGGTCGGTGGGGCGGGCCTACGATGCGGCGTTCCGCGTCATTGAGGAGCGGACAAAGGCGGGGGCGTTCCCGACGATGGGCTGGAACTCTTGACCGCTGTGTATATTTATGCAGACCCTTTGCAGGAGTAGCCGATGGACCGTTCCGAACTGATGCTTCTCATCGCTGGCTTCACCGGTTCCGTGATCAGCGTGTTGAGCAAAAAGACGAACAGCTTGCGGGACTCCCTGCTTGCCATCTTTGCCGGGACGGGTTCGGCCTACTTCCTAACCCCGCTGATGTTCTCGGTGACGGGGATAACTGCCAGCCCCAACACGCAGTCCGCGATGGCCTTCTTGCTTGGCGTGTTGGGTATGCGGACGGTGGACCTGATTGTCCAGAAGCTCTTTCCGGATAGCAAAGGCGTCAATCTCTAATGCCTCGCGTAGACAGCCCGAACCACTCCGCCCGCCCGAATGAGGCGCGGCCTCGGGTCAT